AAGTTTCAACTCTAATGCAGCCGATACTTTCGCTGGAATGTTTGATTGAGATAAATAAGAACTACCTAGCATTAAGTACATAGTTTGTTTAGTAGGCGTAATAATAACTATCAAAAACACGATGATCATTATCCATATTCTTTTATAAATATATTTCCATGCACCAAAAATTTTATCTAGAAACACATCATCACTCATACTCAAAAGTGTAATGAGTCCAAGAACAGCGCAAATAACAATAAAAATAACAATAATTATATTCAAAAAATCATTAAAGTTTGAAATTACTTCTACAGCGTATAACATCATTGCTAGATTCATATTTTAGGTATCCAAGTATTTTTAACAGACGTGCAGTATATACTAACATTACTGCGGTTAAGAACTCTTTCACGCGCCAATTCATTCTCGCGTTTAACTAGATAAGCCTGATATTCTATCTCTTTAGCTGCATTATTTATGCGCTCTTGCTTAGCTCTAGCCCTCTTAGCTTTATGCTCTAATAACTTTAGCTCTAATTGTTTCTTTTGCTCATCAAGACGGCATCTCTCTTCAAAGTCATTATCTTTCGGAACAAATTTAGGAATGTTGTAGATGGGAGAGTTACAATATTCTTCTTCATGATGAACAGATCTAGGCGCTCTCTCTTCATAATGCATATAGTTATGCGCGCAATCATCAATCATATCGGCTAAGGAATAACTATTGATCGTAGAGATAGAGTCAATATCAAACTTACACGTATCAATATCATACGACTTCTTATCCCAAACCATTACAGTTTGTCTCGGCTCCCTGACTCTTAATACAGCTCGACGCTCGGTTGCTGTATCAGGTCGCAAAATCCATTTATGCGACTTGGCAAACATAACTTTCCTTAACTTACATGATTAGCATGATTCAATAATTGATTAATAGAAATTTCCGTAATTTCAAGTAACTTACTTAACTTTCGATGATATTTAGAGATAGGAATTTCAATAATAGAACAACAGTTGAAAACTTCTCCAGGATGTTCTAATGGATTTTGATAGGCTGCTTCAGATTTGTAATAATCAACCCTGAGAACGGGCTTACCTAAATATAAATCAGCTCCTAAGAAAATCTTTACTTGCATTTTAAATCATCCTTAATCATTTAGTGCTTGATGCATAAATCTTTCTTCAATTTCTACAGCACAATTTATGCAAATATATCCCATTATTTTTTCATCCCAAACTTGTTCACCAAAATGGGACTTCTCACAATAAGAACATATAACATGATAAGCCATTAAAATATCCTCAACACTGGGTTCCACATATCTACCGCTTCATGTGGCTTCTTCTGCTCAATTACTCTATCCGATGCAAACCTCATAAGCCCGTATTGTAATGCATCATGCGGATGAGAGAAACGATTTTTGTTTGGTTTGTCTTGATATCTTTCATCGCCTGAAATACTCATACGCTTAAAGTGATAACCGTTAATAAAGCCCTTGCGTAATGTCGGACATCCTTCACGCGATAACATAAAAGCAGGCTTACCATCGATCATTGCATTCAGGAAATAACGCACAGAGGATATGCGTACATCAACATCGTTTGTTGAAGCTGCTTCTGTTTTGATACCTAAAGAATTAAGCTCACCAATACAACTCAACTCTTCCATGATCTGATCACCAATCTCACCAGCAGGATCAGCGGATGAAGTACTTACTTTGTTGTAGACGAAGTCAATAGGAAGGCTCGGTAAAACGACATTCTTTGCAAACGTTCTAATTCCCATATCTTCCGAAGTGTACTCTTTAAGAACCAATATCTGGCCCCTCGCGGTAACCTGAAAGACGATACAAGCAGGAGTAAGACCGAAATCCCAACACAAATGTATAGGCAAACCCTGAATAGCATCAATAACAGGCATAGAATGAATGTCATCATTGTACTCTGGATATACTCGCTTACCACTCTCAACAATGCCATATTTACCCGCGCAATATACTTTTATAAATCCCTCAGATCGCTTCTCTGCAAGCTTGACGTAGTAGTCAGATGACAAATTAGAATAATTATCACAGCTCGGATTAGCGATATAATTACCGACACTATCCTTAGCAAAACTGCCATCAGGATTAATAATAAGACCGGAAGGCTGATAGAATATTTTATAATTTGGTGTAGGATTTTTTTCAAAGTCTGCATAGATCCAATGATCCTCATCGGGTGGATTGGTGTCAGCGATAATACCTGACCAATATGGTTCGGAACAGAATGAATTAGATGGATATCGGTGATTCACACGTCCGATTAAATGGTGCAATACCGCTTGTGGAACTTCTGATACTTCATTGATGTAAGCGGCTGTTGCTTCAATCGATTTTAATTTACGGATATCTTCATCTCTATCTAATGCAATGAAGACTAACTCTAACTCTACTACGCCATTACCATCATTGAATGTATGTTCATAAGTGAGTAACGGTTTCTGTCGCTTGCGAATATCCCCCAACTCACCAAACCAAGTGAGCCAGGTCTGTAAGGTGGTGGACTGTAATTCGCCAGAAGTATTACGGATGATGAGCCATTTGGCGCGTCTACGTCCGGTGTGCCAGACGGGCATGGAACAAGCGTGCCGTACAATTTCATTAACGCAGATGGTAGATTTACCACTTCCATAAGGACCCATAATGAGCTTAACAAAACTAGTATCTGTAGCAAAGCGTTCACCACTAGGATTGGGTACATAGAGCTTATTCTTATCGCTTGCATATATGGTGGCCTCCATGCCTTTATATTCAATATGCTGCTTTGTCCCTATCTGATATGAATCACGTATCGCATTAAATTCTTGGCGACATTGTGATAAGGACTTCATCTTAATTGGCCTCCATGCCAATAATCTTTACGGTCTAGGTGAAGATGGTTTATTAATCTTTTCTTTGATCGGAACAACCGTCTCACGCGTTGTAAATCTCTCAGAACAGTGTGAGCATTCTCTGCGTCTCTCAATATATTTCTTGAAGAAACGATTATGCGAATACACCACGCGAGTCTCTGGACTCCCACAGCTTGAGCATTGCATGACTACTTACCTTCTAACACAGCACTCATCACAGCACTACCGTTAACCTTTTTAGCAGCATTGTTAGTAGGATGGGGAACAGGTGTAGAACCATAGAAGGCTACAAATTTGCCTCTTGGCTCCTGGTGATCTTTCAAATCAAATTCAGTAGCGCCTACATCTTCAACGTTATGATCTTTCATTATTCAATCTCCATATGTAAACCTTCAGCTTCTGCATCCTTTACCATATCTCTTCCTAATTGTTCTGTCTTAGATAAAAAACGACGATTAGAAAGTGGTTTAACTTCTTTACCTACATACTTATGCATTGGGGTATGAACATCATCTTTTACATGGTCATCATTCATAAAAATTCCTTTTCAATGATTACTTACGAACACCACTCAATGTACGCTTACCAATAATACGATTAGCCTTGTTATCAATCTTTACCTTCGATGCTTCACTCAATTTTCCTTTCTTCTCCATTTGCGTAGCACGTGCTTTTGCATTCTTTGCATGTGCTTTGTCTGGCATAGGATATTTGCGCTCACCTGGCATACCAAATGAGGACTTAGATAATTTGTTTCGCTTACTACTCGACAGGATTGCCATGATCTTCACTTCCTTGTTTAGATTTCAATTCTTCAATCTCACGATTCAATTCCATAACGGGTGCGTTAGAACTATAGTCCCGCCAGTACGCATGTTCAAGTGTCCATTCTGCACCTTTGTGCCCTTTCTTATTTGCTTTGATTATTTTTCGACACCATTTGATTTCTTTTTGCTTGATTTTTGCTAGAGACTGAACCACGTATACAGCCAACGTATCTAATTCAAGTTCAATATCAATGACACCTTGCTTGATCCAAATATAAAATATGCGATCAGTTATACCATTAGCTTCGCATGCATAACGATGCGTTGAACCTTCTTCAATATCTTTGATAATAGTATCGATCAGCTTCTTATTAAGCTTTCGAAATGGATGAGGAATTTTATACGGTTTGGCTTCCATTCAGTGCAATCCTTTGCAAAGATTTGAAATTAATTTAGTAAGCAATCATACATTATATACACCACTACTCATTGCCTGAGCAAGTGTTACCGCACGACCTTTAACTTGTGTCGCCCAAATACTATTTAACATTTCTCTCGCAGCTTCGACATAATCACCACGTGCAAGCGCTGCAATCATCTCTGTAAATTCCTGAAACTTTTTATATCCCATAAAGCACATATCAATTAAAACAATCTGTCTATCAAGATCAAGATTAGCAAACCAAATGTAATCAGAATTTAATTGTTGGTAAAAAAAACTCACATCATCATTGTATTGTGAGTTGATCCAATCATCAGATATACCGCGCGCAGTGAGATTGTAACCAATGCCAATAGTGATATTTCCAAGCGTGTCAGGATAAGGGAATTTTTCATAACCTTCATGCAGAATGAGGGATCTCTTTAACTTCGCAGACATTTCCGGTGTCATCATTGACTGTCTCCATCCGTGGATTACTTGATAGTGTATCACAGGCGCGCCCACATTGATCACAGATATAAAATGCGGTGCCTTCGGCGCCACAATATACATGAACTGATGTTTGATGACACCGGGAGATAATCATTTTTTATTCCAAAAAAAATAGATAAAAAAACCCCGCTTTCAGCAACGGGGGTCATCCATGACATGATGAAAATCGTTCGGACAGATAAATTTAAGAAGACGATAGATACCGATTAAATGCATCTCTCGCCTCATCAAAACCATACGCAACTTCAGCAAAATAGCCTTGACTACGTAAATAGCGAATCCATTCTAACTGCAAATCAGAAACTTTTCCACCGGATGTGCGCTTCAATTCAACAAAGAAACCATGATAACTCCCATGTGGAAATGGCACGAAAACATCGGGAAAACCAGCCGATACGCCCATGCGTTTCATTTTCATGGCCTCATACAAATTACGCTTTCCACCATTAGCACTAGCGGCCAGCCAATACCCTTGTTTCATCAGCCAAGTCACAAATAGAATTTGCTCCTCTGCCTCTGTCGGGTTGGGGTTCACCTTCTTCGCTCTGACATTCCTTGTCATAATGCGATTCTCCATAAAGTTCTTTTAAAGCAGCCATGGCCTTTGAGCGATATCGTTTACCCCTACGCAGCCATGAGTTCGTAATGGGTTGTTGAAATGTGCGTGCCTTTCGATAATGTTCCACGTAGATCATTCCTTCTCTATTTCAAGCGTAAAAGTTCCTTTTTAACGCGTTCAAATTCACTTTTAGAACAAAACCCTACAACCTCATTCAAATGTAATAGGCTAAGTATGACCTCATCCAAATCCTCTTTATGCTCTTCAAGGATCTCTTTAGCATAATCACGTAACCATTCAGCATCATCCCTACCAAAGTGATTTGAACATTTTTTGATCAAATAGCATAAAATATCCTTCTTCTTTGACCAATTAGCATGTGGCATTTAAGGTGCCTCCAAGAAAATATCAATTCTTTGCTGAATATTGCTAATGACAGCCACTGCTCTTTCTTTGCGTTTCATGGCACGAATAATTTCATCTTTTAAGGTTCCTTCCAGTTCCTGAATTTCATCATCAGACCAAGAAGGCATATCTAAATCTCTGCGCCATCTTTTCAAATACCTAGACTTCAAATATTCAAGTCGTTTAAATGGAGTTAACAAAAATCTATCGCTTAACATTGAATTGCACAAAAAGCATGCTCGTAAAAGTACGCGATCATAGTCTGAAAAATTTTGAGCATGTGATAATGAAGGACAATGATCTTGCGTATCGGCATTAGCATTACAATAAAAACAAAAATAACTTTTCATGGAATCATGCGATATATAAGATTCGTGCAAAATATGCATAAGTTTCTGTCTGTTGTTCATATTCCATCCTTGGAATTTATAAGGCTTTAATTTAACGCTATTAAACGAACGATAATTAATACCCCTTCGCAGAAGAAAATAAAGAACTCTTCACAGCGGCGAAATTTGAGGCCTTGTGAGGCGTTTTTTTATTAACTTTTAAAATATGATGCATTCCTTCAATTTCTCGAAGGTAGCAAATCCTTTCATACCATTCTCCGCTCCCTAGCTTCCCTGCCTCCTCTTCACTCATCTCAATCAATTCCTGACGACGATCTTTTTTCACTTCTTTCACTAATTCTGGCACCGGTAATCGAATAGGAGCACTTCCACCCTCCAATTGCTTAGCCTCATTAGCAATAACCCGACCTTGAGCCAGGATATCTTCGTAGGTGGTTTTGAATTTACGTCTGAGATCAACTTCTTTGTCATGCGTCATCGCCCAACTTCCGATGCGATCATAGGTTGCGCGGACATTAGGATCAGTGAGATCACCAGAACGAACCGCTAAATCAAAAGCGGTCTCCCAAGGAAGCACACCGGCTGCTTGTTCGCAGATCTTGCGAAATTCAGCGATACTAGGCGGCCATTCAAGATTCATACGGCAATAATCCAAAGCTACCTTAATGTGCTTAGGGTTAATGCCGGCCAT